CATCCCAAACCTTGACGGAATCTGTCGAAGAAGTGTTAAGGGTTTTCTTCAGTTTGCCACGAACTTTAGCATTGGTGAAATAACGAACATTACCTTCCAAGGCATTGTCGATTGCTACTTCAGTTTCAAGGTCTACAATATCAGCCCAATCTGGAGCAGCTCCGTTAGTACCACCAACTACTGAACCAATGCCAGAAGTTCCAGCGATACCAGTTGGTTCGCTAGTGCCTGTGCCGTGGAAGAACGCTTTCTCTTTAACTGCTGCCATAGCGTTGCCGATTTCGTTAGAAACGAACTGAGCAATGTTCTGATCGCTTTGTGCAAGCAACTGATCGGAGATAACTGCGTAACCCGCAAGACGTTTTGGTGTCAGGTTAAGGTCGGTAAAAGTTCCAGCAACATCACCAGCAGCTTCATTCTCGGTTTTCTTGGCAGGTGCGCTGCCTTGAACGTAACGAGGGATATCGAGGTTGTTGACAAGACCAGTAAAGACCATTGCACCAGCAGCTTCAAGAACTGAGCTATTGTAGAAGTCACCAAGCAATCCGCGTTTTTCGGTTGCTACAAGCGCCCCACCGTATTGATCGGTAGTTCCACCGGTAACGCTAAGATTGGCACGTTGCTCTTTGAGCAGCATGGAAGGAATAGCGATTCCGTTAGAATTAAGACCTGCTTGACGTGCTTCTTTTTCGCCTTCTTGAATCATCTCGGCTTCGATGCCATCGATCTGAGAAGGTTGACCGCGATAAACTCGATCAAGATGCCGAACAACTTTACCAAGCGTGAACTTGGCTACATCGTTGCTTTCCTTCTTGGAGAGTTCTGGAGCGATTTTGGACTCGCGAGCCATTTGACGCATTTCTGCATCAATAGTAGCTGTCAAGCCATCAATCTCACCTTCGAGGGATTGGAGTTTTTGGGTTTCTTCACCAGACAAAGCGCGATTTTCTGCACCTGCAAGGTTAAGGATTTCGCGAGCCTGTTTGACAAGTCCGCCACGTGTTTCTTGGAGCAATTTTAGCTTCATATTTATTTGTTTTTTGTGTTAAATGGCAGACTTGTCGATTAGCTCCAAAGCACGCTGCCTGTGTGCGATAGAGAGGTTTTCTGTCGGGATAGGATCTTGATGATCTTCTTCCTTGTGAAATTCTTGTGCTAGGGATTGTAGCGATCTAAGCGCGACGCTTGCGTCTGGATATGCTGGATTTACAACTAAGCTAGTGTCGAAAACCTTTGCTATTTTATTAATTGATCTAACAAAAATTGATTCGCCGCTGCGCTCTTCTTTCTCCCATTTATCGCCGCCTCTTTCGATGGCGAAAGCAAATGACGAGCTTTGGATATCACCTCGTTTAAGGCTTTCGAGTAAATCATTACCAGTTGTGGTATTTGGCAAATCCAACTCATACCACAATCCGCGCTCGTCAACTCCGGTCTTCATGCTCCCCTCGCCGTTCTTGCTGCGCCCTAGGATGTAATTAGAATCGTGGTTGAAGAGACACACGATGTCTGATTTGTCAGCATTATCAAAAGCGTTTCGGCTGATTTTTTCGACGAATACGTTGTCTTTAGCCGCGATTTTGTCGGATTCTCTGTCAAAAACAGCAGCATATCCGCGAATAGTTCTCGATTCGCTGCCGTCTTCTTTTGCGCGAATCTCAATTTTTTCGGTTAAAAATCGTCTTTCTTGTTCCATATATTTATGCAGTTAATAGTAAATGTTCTGTTTTCGAACCTTTTGACATATTTTCAAAAGCCCACATCGGGCGAAGATTCATGTAATTGCATCTAGCTTTCATTTCCTCTTCTGTTTTTGCTGATGAAAGAGGCACAATGTGATCTATATGCCACAAATGTTTATTTTCCCAGCTCATGCCTTTCGTAAATTGCTTTTCGATATGCATTTGAAGGAATCCCCAATCGCAACCAATAAGTTCTCTTGTTTTACTGGTTTTTGAATACTGTTTGTTACTAAAGGCGTATGAGGTTCTTGCTCTTACTCGGCAAGCAAGTGCAAACATTGGATCTGAAGCTCTTTTGTTTTTCCTTGATTCACTGAGCTTGGATAAATCTCTTGATTGATTGTATTTCAAATCTCTAGCTTTTGTTGCTACTGGGTCTTTTTTTCTTTTTTCCCTTCTAGCAAGGTTAATTTTATTTCTATTTGCTAATCTGTGCTTTCTTATTGATTTTCTTCTTTTTTCTGGATTTTCAGACGAATACTTTTTAAGTTTTTCTGATAAATATTCAAATTTTTCAGCACTTACCCAATATTCATTATTGATGAAATTTTTCCCATAAGCCCAAAAAATCTTTCCAGAGATCGGACAAGCGTCGCCTCTTTTCAGATTTCCGTATTTGGATTTATTGGACATTATGCTTCTGTTGCTATTACTTGGATTTTAACTGCTGCGGTATTGGCTTGTGCGTAAAGCGTTGCCGATTGTGGACGAATAAGCATATCCTTACCCGCTAACAATTTGAGTTTAAATACTGTTAGACCAGAATCACCACCAAACTCAACGTAATTCGTTGAATCTAAATTCTTGATGATAACCAATCCTGGCGCTCCTGTTATTTCGCCGAAATTAACTGTTTCTGCTGACGTTGCAATAGACTGAACGCCAGAAATCATATCATCTCCAGTCATATCTTCGCTAGTAGTTGTTGAGTAACTAACTGATGCGCCCGTTTTGTTTGCGCTCATTCTAACTGTTTTGGAAATTTCGTTTGCCATATTCTTAAACTGTTTTTAATTCCTCTTCGACCTTTTCCTCTGGTTCATCTTCTAATTCATTGCCTACTGGTTTAGTCGAACTAGCGTTGGCGTTTAAAGGTTTTCCGTAATCATCGCCGCCATCTTCCTTGGAAATCTTTGGCTCATCTAACTTTGCGCGAATGTCATTTACGGAATAAACGCCGATATTACGCATTGTCTGGAAGTATTGCGCTGTATCGTTACGGCTAACACCCGCTAATTCATCACGATCAAAGCGGAAATAATAACCTTCTCTAACTTGTTCTGTCGTTAACAGGGTGCGATTCAACGCTTCCTCAAACGATTTAAGATGTGGATCTAATGAAAAATTTAAAAAGCCTAGTGTCTGTTGTTCAATACCAGTTCCCCATGTTGTTGATGCCGTAGTATCTCCAATCAAGAACGATGGAATTTTGTAATGACGAGCAATTTCTTGTAACTCAAAACGACGCGATTCGATAAACTGAGCATCGCTCATACTCATGCCGTTAGTCGCTTTGAAATCAAACATTCCGTTTAATACCGGAATACTTCCAGCCTTGGCAGATCCAGAATACTTAGCGTTAAATTCCCTGCGAGCATCTTCTAATTGATCTGGTTTTAGGGTGTTGTTTGTTGTCAGATAACCCGGAAACTGAGTTCCGTTTTTCATCAAACTACCGGCAGCTTCAGTCTGACTAATTGCCGTTCCGATGCTTTCACGTAATAGCGTAATCGGTGAGATACCAGTAATGCCATCCCTAGATAGTTCCCTAATATGAATAACATCATATGTAGTTAAAAGTTCATTAAATCCTTCCACTTTATAAACAACCTCGCATTGACCATTGGATTTACGCCACATTCTAGGCGTTACATCGCATGGTCTTAGCCATTCAATGCTGATAACATCACCGAATGAATCTCTAAAAACTCTGGCGTATCCGTTGCCACCTAGTCCTTTGCCAGTCATCATTAACTGTCTTAGCTCAAAGCTTGTATGCAAACCGCTTGGAACTGTTGATAAAGCTATTTGACCAGAGTTGTCTTTAATCTCTTTAGGTCCGTCTGGAGTCTTTTGAAACAATTCAATTGGTAGCTTTGCTACCATATCTGAAAGCAATGATACGCAAGCATAAACAGCAGAAACTCCTAATGCTGTTTGTTCGTTAACTGGAGATCCACTTTTAGAAGATCCACCAAGAACGCTAATTAGTGTTTGAGTCGGATTTGACATACCTCCTAAATCAATAATATCCGATCTTTTTTCTTTTCCGTCATCGGACATGGAGGCATTTCCGCTCTTAAAAAAAGAACGAAAACGCTCACCCATGCCGACTTGACTACGAACCGAACTACTAAACACGCGGGTATTAACAACAATTTCTAACAACTATGCAAGCAAAATCTAACATTTTTTTGTTAGAACGCAAAAAACGGAGCATTTATGTTGTTATCATCTCGCGTCATTGCCCTTCCTATCGCGAAAATCAGGCTAACTACTGGGTCGATTTTGTTAGATTCACTCTCTTTTCTAGGATAAACATTGTCCTTTGCATCGTATTTTCCGCACGTATTAGCGATTGCCCACGCTAGAATAGGGTCGCCATCGTGGATAATTGAACCTGAACGTATCATTGCGTCTAACTGTTTCATCGGTTCGGACATTGTTAGAACCGTATTGCGATATTCGACAACTGGAACACCCTCGCGCTGCAATGCCGGGAATACACCCCACGCTCTGTTAGGGTCGGATGGCATTTCCTCAACTTGATAATCCGCGCATAGTCTAATTGCCTCATCCTTGAACTCTTCCAAGTCGATCACATCCTCACCCGCAACCTTTAGTTTGCCTTGGATATGCCAGTTACGATAATGCTGGTTTTCTGGTCGATCCAGTGCGGCTTCGGTTATCCAATATGTTCCAAAGACTGCAAACTTGTTATCTGGTAGGCAAAAAAGCTGCATCAAGACGGTTAAATCGTGCTTGGATGATAGGTCACCAGCTAGATAGCAGGGGTATTCCTTATAATCTTCTCGCTTAATATCGCGCTTTAGTAGCTCCCATTCGGTCACATTGAAGAAGCCCTCCTTGGCAGTTACCCATTGATTCAAGTATTTAGTCTTAAAAGCCCCCTGTTTTCTAGCCGTCTGTTGCGCTACCCTTAACTCAGCTAACATCCGCTCGGCATTGATTGATATACCCCAGTTAGGATTAGCTTTAATTAGTGACTCCTCGCTATCCCATTTATCTTCGCCGTCGATAGCATAGATAATACAAAACGTAGTATCATCCTCGAAGCCGCCTGTATTCTCTAGTATCCGTTCGCATCCTTTCCAATCCTCTCGGCACGGGCTAGAGATATCTGAACCCGCAGTTGAGATTACTAACGATAACGGCTGGTCGCGAGCACCCATACCAGTCTCCATCGTATCAATTAGCTCGCTGGTTTTATGCTCGTGATACTCATCGATGATCGCACAATGAGGCGAGCTACCGTCTCCAGGCTTACCGATAATAGGTAGAAATTTAGAGTTATCGTTTTCTCTAACTAGCGACTGAGCGTTAACGGATATGCCTAGAAATTTAGCCATATCATCGCGCTTTAGCATCATCTGTCTAGCGGGGCTAAAGACTTCCCATGCCTGCTTCTCGCTAGTCGCTCCAGAATAGACTTCAGCCCCAGCCTCTTTATCTGCAAAGCCCATATACAATCCGATACCCGCGCCTAAAATTGATTTACCATTCTTACGCGGAACGTAAATCCGCGCTTTGTGGAATCTGCGCTTTCCGTTAGATTTCTTTACCCAGCCGAAGATAGATCCAACTATAAATACCTGCCAAGGCTCTAACTCTATTAACTGAGTTTTACCTTTAGCGTTTGGCGATGCCCATTTGCCTTTTACATGGGGTAATTTTTCAATAAATCTACAAGGTCTAGATGCTAAATCCTCATCAAAACGATAGATAAAACCCTTAGTTATTGATGATGCTAAGTCTCGCTTGTGTCTTTCACATGCTAATTTCACCCACTTACAGGCTGGAATCTTGCCAGTTAGAACGCCTTTTACATAGTTATTTAGCGTCCCGATATAGTCTTTCGGTTGCATTTGTATTGCTAAATAAACTCGGCAAACTCGCTATCCTCGTTTTTCTTTGGCGGCACTAGCTTACCAATAGCTGTTGGTGTTAATCCAATAGCTGTTAGATATTTGTGAGCTACACCCTGTGCGGAAGTCTTTATGGTAAATGATGGATTTTTAGTTTCTCCCCTTTCGGTGATACTTATAAATCCCCGCTGATTCAAATCCTTAGTAGCTATTTCAATATCGCCACAAGCACCAGCAGCTATGGTCATAAACTCAGCATATGCAGGAGACAATATACCCAGTTTATCCATCTCATTTACGATACGTCCCCAAGCCTTTTGACCTTCTGGCGATAACTCATGAGTTGGAAATACCTCGCCTTTTTCTGGCTCGATTTCGTCGCGAACTTTTTTAGATCCGCGAGCTATTAGTATCGCGTTCGGTGTTTTAATGCTTCCTGCCATGTCTTATCTAACAACTATTCCGTTAGATTTGTCAATCGCGTTTTTCGATTTTGCGGAATACACGCAAATAAGAC